GAACTCTTTCTCTACAATTAGAACATAGGTGTTGAAATGAAAGCGTTGGTCTTCACTAGTGTATAATTCAAGAGGAATTACTTTTTTAATAGGCGGAGTCTTGCCTACTTCTTCTTTAATTTCTCTTTCAAGTGCTTGATATGCTGTAGCATCTTCAGGTTCTTGCTTGCCCCCTACTAATCCCCAAGTTCCTGCAGTACGTCCTTGATTACGTAGTAGGAATAAAAATCTATTTGTTTCTTTACTTAGGAATAAACCACCGCTACAGATTATTTTTGTCATAGTATCAAACGCCATCTACCGGCATCGTACTCACCTTCATAGCTCTTGGACCACATTTCGCCGTCCCACTTGTACTGGATGCCTGTATATGTGTTAGTTATGTAGACAATGTCGGGTCGCACAGCAGATTCGAATATAACGTTCCACTTGTCACCGTCCCATTGAATAATGTCATTTGCTTTAGCAAGGAAGTCTGTATTATCCTCGTTACGCCACGCAACAGGGCCTTGCCCTTGTGGAGTTCTAGTATCACCAATGTCTTCTAAAATTAAGTAGCGTGTGTCTACAGCAATAGAAGTTCCTGGGTTAAATGTTGTAGGATCGATAATCGCATTAACTGTACCACGAGAATATGTGTCAGTGAGATCAGAGATTTCAGTGTTTAACAACGTATCAGTATCGATGTTAATTAACATCTGAGTGTCGTCGTTTTGATTTAATGTAATGTAACCTACAACTTCTGTGCCGTCTGGCTTTGTAAATGCTAGCTGACTTAGCCCTGAACGATACTTTCCCGGATACAGGTCTAATATACTGTACCAGTTAATTGTAGGAGTTTGCGGATGGGGTACTTGCACATACTCATCACCGATAATAGGATCACCAAACGGCATTAGAGTAACAGTATTGTTCATTACGTAGACACTTAAATTGCCAGGAGTAATACCATGACGTACGATAGGAATGCCTAGATCTAAGTTAGGATTTAATGTATCGCCTTCTGGTTCCGAGAAAATATTAGCAATAATCTTAGTAACAATACCTAATCGTTTAACCTTAGCAGGAGTTGTAATCCAAATAGGTGTTGTAAATGTTAAGTTAGCAATGTCGATGTCATTTGCTGTACCTTGTGGAACTGATCTACTCGACCATTGTGAACTTGTTAGCTCAACATAACTCAAACTCGTCCAGTCGATATAGTTGTTGCTTGTTTGTATCTCCATAGCAGGGTTAAACAATACTAAAATCTGTTCTAAGATTTGTAACTTTTGATCAGTGTTTGTTGTCCAAATATCTGCCGTAAGAGTTAACTTAAATGGGCTAGGCATTAAGCGTTCTACTGTATAGTTTTCGCCTTGCTCGTTTAGGTATTCATTGTTCACTTCGTCATACGCACGTTCGCGAATGTTAATCTTGTCAACGTGATATGGGTTTTGTATACGCTCTCTATCGTACTCTAACTCTTTAACATAGCAGGCAATGAATGGCGCAGAGTTAATGATATTCTCTGAATTCTTACCTACTACTGCTGCCACTTGTCGAGTAGCATCCCCATAGCGAACGGGAATCTGTACCAAGTTTCCTTTGGTATCTTTGTAACTGAAGTTGCTCATCAACCTCATAAACTGTGTTAGGTAGCGTTTAATCTGCCCGTCGTAAAAATGTTCCATTAATTATCTGCCTTTGGTCTTAGTGCTTTACTTAGTGCTTGACGCTCCTGTACAACCTTGCCTGCGATTGTAGCTGTATTATTATTGTTAATGAAGCCAGTTTTCTGTGTTCTACGGTTGGCTGTTTGACTTGTTGGAGTTTCCTTGCCCTCTGGCGGCGTTGTAATGTCGTCGGCATTTGTCATAGTCATACGTAAATTGTCGGCCCATTTAACCCAAGTGTGACCATTAAATCTAAATAATCTGTTAGGTACAAAATCTGTGCGTAGAAAGAACTGCCCTTCCACAACGCCGTGAACAGGAAACGCAATTCCAAAGCTGTAAGGAGCTCCGTTAGGAGGTACAACGCCTGTCATTAATCCTACATACAGGTCTTGCTGGGGACTCTTTAGAACAGCACTAGCATCAACTGCTGGGTTTTCTAAACTAGCATCAACGTCAGTCATAGACGCATCTTCAACATCTAATAATCCTGCTTTGCTTATATCTGTTTTCAACGGTAATACAAAATAAGGAGTAGTGTCGTATCCGCTTAATGGAGCATCTAACTCTGCCTGAGCAATGATAGAATTGTTAATTTCGATATTAGTGTTGTATGTACTTAGAACATCGCGCAGAGTTTTATCGCCATCGCCTGCCTTCGCATCGAGGATTTCTTTAAATTCTTGACTATCAACTAACGGACCTACTTTACAGCGGATTAAATGTGGATACCATGTAGCACTATAACCGCTAGCAGGACGACTTACATCTGTAACGACATAGAAACGTTTTAATGCAACTAGGTCGTCGTTCATAGCGTATTCATCTTTTAAGTGAGGTAGCTCAAGTACATCGCCGTTCATTAGTTTACGGCCTAATGTTTCTACGCATCCACGTAAGTGGAACGTAATCATAATGTCATCGCTGTTTAAGAACAAGCCAAATTGACTTAAATTAAAGTCAATATCGTTCATTGTGTAGATACCGCGTATCTGATAAATGTCCGGATCGTAATGACGATCTCTGTTTTCCATAAATATTACGTCCTGGATACTTAGTTCAGGAGTAGCGGTATTTGTTAGTCCTGTTGTTCCTGGAGTATTATTAGGGTCTACTGTAGTAGGATCTACAGGACCTAAGTATTTGTGTATAAAGATGTCCGTCCCGCCCACCTGAAATTGTTCAGCGATGTTGCGATCGAGCATTTTAAAGTCATTGCCCTTTTCGGGACGGTACATGGATAGTCTTGGCATAGTATCGTATTTATGGCTAAATATATGTATGAGCGACTTAGATAACGAACGAAAAGGTGTAGTAGACTACGTTAAAACCATGCTAGGCGATGGCATGATTGACGTTGAACTCGATCCTAAACATTACGACATTGCTATTGATAAAGCCTTATCAAAGTACCGTCAGCGTAGCCAACACGCTACAGAAGAAAGCTTCGGCTTTTTGACGTTGAAGCAAGACGTAAACGAGTACATTTTAGCTCCTGAAGTTATTCAAGTACGACAAGTATTCCGTAGAAGTATTGGCTCGCGAACAGGCGGTGGCGATGGAGGTACACTATTTGAACCGTTTAACCTTGCTTATACAAACACCTATTTGCTAAGTTCTAGCAACATGGGCGGTTTAGCTACATATTTTGCCTTCGCAAGCTATCAAAACTTAGTAGGTAAAATGTTCGGTAGCTTTATTAACTTTGACTTCGACTCAGTTACACGCAAACTACGCATCAGTCAACGCCCACGTGGTGACGAATCTGTATTGCTATGGATGTATAACGAGCGTCCTGATTTTGTATTGTTACAAGATCGCTACGCAAGACAGTGGCTACGTGACTATGCCCTAGCAACTTGTAAGATTATGCTAGGCGAAGCTCGTGAAAAGTTTGCTACAATCGCAAGCCCACAAGGCGGTACTAACCTAAACGGTACCGCTCTAAAAGGCGAAGGCAAAGCTGAAATTGCCGAACTTGAGCTAGATCTAATCAACTACAAAGACGGCGGAACTCCGCTAACTTTTGTAATTGGCTAAAAAACTATTGACAATTATACCTAATTATAGTAAATTATAGTATCGCTAGGAGATGCTATGATTATAGGTGTGTGCGGGTTTATCGGTTCGGGCAAAGATACCATTGCCGATTATTTGGTAAACTTCCATGAATTTAGACGCGAGTCTTTTGCTAACAGTTTGAAAGATGCTGTGGCCCAAGTATTTGGGTGGGACAGAACTATGTTAGAAGGGCGTACAAAACAAAGTAGAGAATGGCGCGAACAGCGAGATGAGTGGTGGTCAGAACGGTTGGGCAGAGAAATTACTCCCCGTCTAATGCTACAACTTTGGGGCACTGAAGTATGCCGCAAAGCGTTCCACGATGATATCTGGATCGCTAGCCTAGAAAATAAACTCCGCAACAGCAAGGACAATATTGTTATTAGCGATTGCCGTTTTCCAAACGAAATTAAATCAATTAAAGCCGCAGGCGGTATTGTTATCCGTGTAGTTCGCGGTGACGAACCTGAATGGTATAATGCCGCAGTTAGTGTGAATAAAGGGCCTAACGGAAATGCTACTTGGTCGCTAAGTAAAAAGAAGCTAGAAACTCTAGGCATTCACGCTAGCGAAACAAGCTGGGTAGGAACAGACTTTGATGCCGTGCTAGATAATAACGGCAGTATTGATGACTTATTTGCCCAAATTAAAAATCTGGTGTCAGATCGCCCTGCTTCCACTTAACACCTTCCCTGTGTAAGGTGCGTTGGCAGTTAGCACAAACTGTCTTTAAGTTCGTAGGACGATTATTAGTTAAATCTCCGTCAACATAAAACACATTAAACACTTCTGCGACTTTAGACTTAAACCCGCACTTGTCGCAAGTGTCCTTCTTTTTATATCCTGCTTTTTTCCAAGCAGGGGTTCCTGTGCTTCG